AAGACGGTACACCAACCACTAACCCGGCTCTGGATGTCTGTGGCGGAAGACTTAGCGACTGTAAGCACCGCTTTGGAGACAGCAACCCCCTTCCATTCGGTGGATTCCCGGCGGCCAACCTACAGAGCAGGTAATTATGCGGAAGAAGATAATGAATGCCATCCGCGCTCATGTAGAAGCGGAATATCCAAATGAGGCATGCGGCGTAGTAGTTCAGTCCGGGCGGGCGCAGAACTACATTCCATGTCGCAACATCTCAGAAACACCCACGGAGAACTTCACTCTGTCACCGCAGGATTACTCGGCTGCGGAAGAGCAGGGTGATGTGCTGATGATTATCCACTCACACCCTGATGTCGTTCAGCTGGTTCCTTCAGAGATGGATCGTCTCCAGTGCGACCATTCTGGAGTGGAGTGGGGGATTATGTCCTGGCCTGATGGTGATTTTTGTACGATCTCGCCGCGTGGAGAGCGTGACCTTGCCGGGCGCTTATGGGTGCTGGGGCATGCTGATTGTTGGACGCTGATAATGGACTACTACCAACAGGAACATGGCATCACCCTGAACAACTGGTCTGTGGATTACGAATGGTGGATAGACGGCAAAGAAAACCGATATGACGACAACTGGAAAGCCGAAGGGTTTGTTGAAATCGACCGAGATCAAATGCGCGAAGGCGATATGCTAATGATGCAGGTTAGCGCCCCGGTTATCAACCACGCAGCAATCTATCTCGGTGACAACATCATTTTGCACCACATGTTCGGCAACCTGTCTGCCCGAGTGCCATATGGCAAATACTACCGGGACCGGACTGTGCGTGTGGTGCGCAGAAAGGAGCTGCTCAATGCTTAAAACTATGACTTTGAAAGGTGCGATGGCTAAGAAGTTTGGCAAGATTCACCGCTACCATGTATCCGACCTGCGGGAAATGTTGCGCGCTATGTGTGCCACGGTTCCCGGATTCAAGAAGTACGTTTCTGAAGCCCATATGAAGGGAATACGCTTTGCTTTCTTCAATGGCAAGAACAACATCGGAATCGAAGAATTTGACATGTCTCGTGGCTCAACCGAGTACACAATGCAGTCAGTAATTGAAGGCGCAAAGAACAGCGGGATGCTGCAAATAGTTATCGGCGCAGTAGCGTTGGTAGCAGCATTCTTCACCGCCGGCGGATCATTGGCTCTTTGGGGTGCTGCATTGTCAGCAAGTGCGATGTCAGCAACAACCGTTCTGACAGGCATAGGTATCTCTATGATGCTGGGCGGAGTAGTACAGATGCTGACGCCCCAGCCAAAATATGATGTCGGCTCAGCTTCCAGCACAGACAACCAGGCGAACTATGCCTTTGGTTCTCCGGTAAATACCGTGGCTATGGGATATCCCGTCCCGGTGCTGTACGGACAGCGTGAGATCGGTGGAGCCATCATCAGCGCGGGGATTTTCTCCAGCGATCAGCAGTAAAAATAACTCTCTTTTCAGGCCGCCTCAGGGTGGCTTTTTTTATGGGTGAAATATGCAACTTCTTCAGGCCGGAATTATTCAGGGCAGTAAGGGCGGCGGTGCTAAAGCCCATACCCCTGTGGAGCAGGAAGATAACCTTCTGTCTGTAGCAAAATTAAAAATGCTTCTTGCCCTTGCGGAAGGTGAGATTCAGGGCGACCTGACTGCCCAGCAAATCCTTATCAATGACACCGCGCTGGCCAATGATGACGGAACATATAATTTCACTGGCGTGAAGTGGGAATATCGTAAGGGGACGCAGGACCAGTCCTACATTCAGGGCATGCCTGAGATCGACAACGAGCTTTCAGCCAATATCGAAGTAAAGCAGTCCACACCCTGGACGCGCCAGTTCTCCAACCTTCTGCTCGATGCAGTACGTATCAAGCTAAGCCTTCCAATCCAGTATCAGTACAAAGAAGATGGTGACATGGTCGGCACCGTCACCCAGTACGCCATTGACCTGTCTGTGGACGGCGGCGCCTGGCAGACTGTGGTTAACAGCCGTTTCGATGGTAAAACCACGTCGGAGTATCAGCGAGACCACCGTATTGACCTGCCTGCAGCGACAACCGGCTGGTCCATCCGCGTGCGACGCATCACTGCTGATTCAAATTCAACCAAGCTGATTAACGCTTTCAAAGTGTTTTCTTTTGCTGAAGTGATAGACAGCAAGCTGCGTTATCCCAATACGGTACTGCTTTATATCGAGCTCGACTCCAGCCAGTTTAACGGAAGCGTACCGAAGATAACCTGCAAACCAAAAGGCAAGCTGATCCGCGTGCCAACAACCTATAACCCGGAAACGCGAACCTACAGCGGCACCTGGGCGGGTGATTTCAAAATTGCATACAGCAATAACCCGGCGTGGCTTTTTTACGACCTGGTGCTGGATGAAATTTACGGTATGGGTAATCGTGTTGACGCCACGATGATAGACAAGTGGCAGCTTTATGAAATAGCGCAGTACTGTGATGAGAAGGTTTCCAACGGTGCGGGAGGCACAGAGCCACGTTTTACCTGCAACGTTTATATTCAGAGCCAGCAGGATGCATACAGCGTTCTCCGGGATATTGCGGCCATCTTTCGTGGGATAACATTCTGGGGAAACAGCCAGATTTTTGTTAACGCTGATGTTCCGCAGACGGATGTGGATATGGTTTATCACGCATCAAACGTGATTGACGGGCTGTTTACTTACGCTGGCGGCTCATACAAGAACCGTTATACCTCCTGCAATGTGTCATGGTCAGATCCGATTAACCATTATTCAGATACCGTAGAGGGCGTTTACGACACTGACCTGGTTCAGCGATATGGCGTGAATGAAATGCAGCTCACCGCCATTGGTTGCACATCTCAGAGTGAAGCGCACCGCCGTGGCCGCTGGGCAATCCTTTCTAACGCCAAAGACGGATCAATCTCTTTTGGCGTGGGCCTTGACGGTTATCTTCCTCTGCCGGCTGAAATTATCGGTGTTGCAGACCCTTTCCGGGCTGGTAAAGCCAATGGCGGCAGGATCAGCTCAGTCAGTGGAAATAAAATCACTCTGGACCGGGTGGCGGACTATGCGGCAGGCGACCGTCTGGTTATTAACCTTCCTGACGGGAAAGCGCAAAGCCGTACTATCAGTTATGTAAGTTCAGACAAAAAGACGTTCACGGTTTCCACCGCCTATCGCATGCAGCCTGTGTCGGGCGCAGTATGGTCAATCGACAGTGACAACCTGGCTATCCAGTATTACCGCGTCACCTCAATCACCTCTAACGACGACGGCACGTTTACCATTGCCGGGGTACAGCATGACCCGGACAAGTATCGCTATATTGACGACGGCGTAAAAATCGACCCGGCCCCCATCACGGTCACACCAATCAGCGTGATGAAGGCTCCGGCCAATATCGTTATCACAGAAGTGGATCACGTTGCTCAGGGGCTGACGGTAGCCTCCCTGCAGGCATCATGGGACAAGGTTGAAGGCGCTATCAGCTACGTGGCGCAGTGGCGTAAGGACAATGGCGACTGGGTGAATGTGGGGCAGGCCAGCGCGCAGGGCTTTACCATTCAGGGAATTTACACCGGTGTCTATGACGTTCGCGTGCGGGCTGTTAATGCCGTTGAAGTATCCTCACCCTGGGGATATGCAGACTCTACAGCGCTGAGCGGTAAGGTGGGCAAGCCTGGTACGCCTGTAAGCCTGCTGGCGTCCGATGACGTCACATGGCATATCAATCTGACGTGGGGCTTTCCCGCTGGCTCCGGCGACACGGCTTATACCGAAATCCAGCAGGCCACTACGGCAGACGGGCAGAATCCACAGCTTCTGGTCAACGTTCCTTATCCGGGAGTGAGTTATCAGCATGGTCCTATGCCAGCAGGTGTTCGCCGCTGGTACCGTGCCCGGCTGGTGGACAAGATAGGGAACGTGGGCGACTGGACTGATTTCGTCGGTGGAATGTCCAGCACAAATGCTGACGACCTGATCGGGAGTGTTGTAGAGGAGTTTCTGGTTTCTCCTGATGGCAGGGAGTTGCTGACCCCGCTGATAACAAGTCCCGAAGGTCTTCTTCAGGATGTGCTGGCTACATATGACTCGGTGAATCATCAGTGGGCAAACTATGGGGATAACCGCGCCGGGATTATTCAGGCACAGAAGGTTGCTGCTGATGCAGAAAGCTCTGTAGCTCAGCTGGAAACTGATGTTGTTGCTCAGTATGCGGAGACCCAGGCCGCACTGCAGGAGAAGTTTACGGCTTATGCAGATGCGACTGGCGGATCGGCTATTTACACGCTTAAGACCGGCCTTCGTTATGGCGGGGTCAACTACGATGCCGGATTATCTGTAGCAGTCACCATTAACGGCACCCAGGTTGATACACGCGTAGCGGTTAATGCCAACCAGTTTGTTGTGATGAGCGGCAGTGGCAACAATGTGTATTCACCATTCGTCATTAAAGATGGGCAGGTATTGATCAGTCAGGCATTTATTGGAGAAGCCTGGATTGGAAGAGGAAATATCACAGATACTCTTCAGTCAGATAATTATGTTCAGGGTTCTGCTGGTCTTTTAATTAACTTCAAAAATGGCACGATTGAAAACTACGGTTCATCTGGTAATGGCGCGAAAAAGTCCACAAACGTTACCGACAGCATCCGCGATGAAAATGGCGTGCTAAGGGTTCAGATTGGTTTAATTACGGGGCAATTCTAATGGCTTCGTGGGGTATCAGAACGTGGGATGCGAACGGGGCTGATAATAATACAGGTCTTGTTCGCATTCTTGTTAAAGGATTTTTTAAGGTAACCGCAGGCCAGCAAACCGGAAGTTCAGCAATATCATTGCCTTCTGGTTATGTTCTGGATTATCTCTTTCAGCCCTCAACTGGAGACTTAACAACAAAGAGGAGAAAGGTTGCCATTTCCGGCGGAACGTTGACCCTAACATCTGTGGCTGACACGGACTTTTCAACAGGGACACAGCCAGCTCTGGGCGGAAACTTTCTTCTGTATGTGAGGAAATAAAATGGCGACATGGGGAGCAATGCTGACCGATACGGCAGGTGTGCCATTTTATATAGATGATACGATGCCTTTATGCATGATATCCAAGACAACTTACACGCTAAATCTGAACGGAGGCACTGTTGCATCTCAGGCGATCCATTCTAATGATGGTGCAGTAAGGTTTATATTTGTTAACTCACCTGACCCAAATGTTTATTTCTGGTATGCGTATGATTCGACATCGGCTATGTGGAGAATCTATGCATCATGCCAGGGCGCAAGCACGTTCCGACTGAATGTGTACGTTTTCGGTTATCAGTATCAAACCCCGCCGAAGTGGGGGATAGCCATCTGGGACGCACAAGCCCGGTGCGTTATTACTAATGAAACTAAAGTCCTGAGAGGAGTCAGTCCTGTAGGCACCGAAGGGGCTGAAAGCGCCGGATATAACATCAGCACCACGTTAACAGGGAATATTGCTGTTGCGCCTGCAATGACAGGAGCAGTAACGGGGGTTATTCAGTCTGGCGGGACACGGCCATTCGAAGCAAGATATTATACTTCTGCCTATTACAATGGCAGTACAACGCTTATTAAATCCCTTGCCACTGACGCTGTGGCAGGTGGAGTGCAAAATATCACCTACACCAACTTCAGAAACAGAATCATATCCACTGATATGAGCAGGTATTAATATAATTGATCATATCGATCTAATCTCTGATTTGTTATCGCTTAATTGTTTTTATATAAGATTTATAACTAATTAAGGGATTATTAAAATGACAAAATATTTTGCACTTGCTGCTGTTGCCTTACTGGCTGGATGTCAGTCTTTGCCTCCACAGAAATGTACCGCAACTGCGATGATTGGTTCGCAAGAAACTACCGTGCCAATTTATGGCGTGATGACAGTAGCAAACCAGAAGCAGTATTATGCAGGCAATCCGTTTGGGTGGAAGTGGGTATCTAAATCCAACTTCACCAGAGATACCTGCAGCAAGTAAAAATAAACCACATTCACAGAACCCGGCCACCGCGCCGGGTTTTTTATTGCCCGGAGAAAAGATATGCCAGCAGGCACTATTGCATTAACGAATAATTCCACTGCCGTAACCGGCACAGGAACGTCTTTCACAACCGAGCTGAAAGCCAATGATTTCCTCGTGGCCGTAGTGGGTGGGGTTACGTATACGTTGGGGGTGGATTCGGTAACCAGTAATACGGCGCTGGTACTGAAGACTGTCTATGATGGCCCTGCGGCATCAGGACAGGCATGGACCCCGATCCCAAATGGCACTCTTGTTGGAATAACCTCTCAGATTGCTGCTGACGTGGCGAAAGCCATTCGCGGACTGAACCAGGATAAAGCCAACTGGCAGCAGGTATTCAGCGGAACGGGAAACATCACGGTTAACCTGCCTGACGGCTCAAGCTTCACCGGGCCAGCCTGGAACAGCTTTACCACTGCGCTGGGTCAGAAAGCGGCTAAGGGTTCCAATAGCGATATCACCTCACTTACCGGACTGACTACGGCATTAAGCATAGCGCAGGGTGGTAGCGGAGCGAAGGATGCTGCGACAGCCAGGACTAACTTTGGGCTGGGAAATGCCGCCGTCAGAAACACTCTAAGCTCAACCGGGAATATTCTATCTGAAGGTGATGGCGGGCTGTTATCCACAACCACCCCAACAATATTAAACCCATACTTAAGACCAGTAACCGAATTCTCAAGATCTGGGGGAGGGACAGGTAACGTCCCGTATGGTGCTGGATTTTACGTCTGTTACGACCCAAATATAGCCTTCCATTTGAATATTGAAGGTTCTGGTACATTGAGATACAGGCAACTGCAGAATGGCCTCATTTCTTACGATTACACAGTCTATTCGACTGGTAATACAACCAAGGCATCAAATGGCGTACTGTCTGCCGCTTCTCCAGTATGTCGCATTGTTAAGTCAGAAGAAGATAATAAGCGTACCGATATTTCTGAGGATTCTTTTGAATGGTGCGGCTGTGGCACGGCAAATGATGAGGCCAGAGGCATTTCTATCAGCCGTCTTGATGTGGGGGTCTATACGATAGCGGGCTCTCTCGGTTTCGCTAAGGAAGGTTGGTATCTGATGCCACCACGCGATCCGGCAGGGTCCGGTGACATGGCTATTGCTGAAGGTGAAGAGACGGAGAGCGGTGGGATTACGATTCGACTTTACAAGCGTCGATACATGCTCAGTGAAGAAGGGGAAATTGAACTCACCAAGGGCGTACCGATTGATGTACCTGCTACCAGCTGGATAGATGTTCGTCTGGAAATGCCGAAGAAAGAGCAGCCATCAGAGGAGCCTGCAAGCTAAATCCCCCCGGTTGTCAATCCAATAGCCATTATCAATGGTAATGCTAAATCGTTGGCATTAGCAGCATCAAAAAAGCCCCGGAGACGGGGCAAGCGTGGACACCGTATCTCTTCAGGAGCCTGTGTGTTCCATTTGAGTTTAGTGCCTATCAACATACCCTTCAGAAATAAAAAACCTTTCTCATCAGTCCCTTTACAAAATATTTCCACCGGTTCGCTTGATCATAGTTGGCGATCAAATTACTGTTTATGCATACAGTGACTTGCCGAGTAATCAAAAATGGAATTCCTCCGACCCGCAGAGATCAGAGCTGTAGTAGCTCTGCCATTATTTATAGACCGCGTACCATGCGGCTTCCCAAGCCCTGCTCAGGACTATGTTGAGCAGCGGATCGATCTGAATAATCTCCTGATACAGAAACCCAGTGCGACGTACTTTGTGCGCGTCAGCGGTGATTCGATGATTGATGCCGGGATAACTGACGGTGACATGCTGGTGGTGGACAGCTCTCTCACCGCCACGCATGGCGATTTCGTCGTGGCATCCGTATCAGGAGAGTTCACTGTTAAAGAATTGCGCACACGCCCCTTTCTGCACCTCTTGCCGCACAACACCCGATACTCCCCGATCACCTTCAACTCTGAGGAAGAGCTGGAGATATTTGGTGTTGTGACTTTCACCATCAAAGCGTGCCGGTGAGATGTTCGCCCTGGTGGACGTCAACAGTTTCTATGCGTCATGTGAAACTGTGTTCAGACCTGATCTGCGCGGTCTGCCGGTTGTGGTTTTGTCCAATAATGACGGTTGCGTGATAGCCCGTTCCGCTGAAGCGAAAAAAATCGGAATTCCTATGGGTGCTCCATTTTTTCAGTTAAAAAATCAGATCCAGCAACATAGAGTTCAGGTTTTCAGCAGTAATTATGCTCTTTATGCCGACATGAGCCTACGGGTAATGACTACGTTAGAAGAGATGGCGCCCGCCGTTGAGATTTATTCGATCGATGAAGCTTTCATGAACATCAGCGGCGTCAGGAACTGCATATCGCTGGAACGGTTCGGGCGGGATGTGCGGGAGCGGGTGCTCAGAGAAACCCATCTTACGGTGGGTGTCGGCATTGCGCAGACGAAAACACTCGCCAAACTTGCCAACCACGCGGCAAAAAAGTGGAGCAAAACGGGTGGTGTGCTCGACCTTTCCAATATTGACCGACAGCGGAAGCTGATGAACCTGATTGCTGTGGAAGATGTCTGGGGAGTGGGGCGGCGCATCAGCAAAAAGCTCAACGCAATGGGCATAGAGACTGCGCTACAGTTGTCAGAGTGCACGACTACGCTAATCCGCAAACACTTCAACGTGGTGCTTGAGAGGACGGTCAGAGAGTTGCGGGGAGAGCAATGCCT